GTTGACAAGGTTGGCCGCAAGTTGGAAATCGCCTATCAGAAGGCGAAGAAGCTCAAGGAACTGAAGCGTGATGCCGAGGTTGCCTTGGTTCAGAACGGCACCAACAATGCCGGTTCCACCACGGTAGCCCGTCAGACGCGCGGTCTGGCTGGCTGGATCACCCAGGGTTCCGTTGGTGCGGGTACGGGTGCCTTCCCGGTTCCGTCCACCAACACCGCTGCGGTGGCTGGTACGGCGCGTGCATTCTCCGAGGCGCTGGTAAAGGCTGCGATGCAGACGGCCTATACGGCTGGTGGTGCGCCATCCATGCTGGTAGTGCGTCCGTCGGATAAGGTCATTGCATCGACCTTCACCGGCAATGCCACGCGCTTTGAGCAGGCCGATAGCGGCGAACTGAATGCCGCGTTCACCTTCTACGTGACCGACTTTGGTCGCCTGAAGGTTGTGCCGGACCGCTTCATCGATGCCGCTGCCTATCTGCTCGACCTCGATCACGTCAGCTTCAAGACGCTGCGTAATGTCGAGGCCAAGCCGCTGGCGAAGACGGGTGACGCAGAGAAGATGCTGATCACCTGGGAGTATGGTCTTCAGATGGACAACAAGGACGCTCACGCGCAGATCCGCGACCTGTCGTAAGGGTCGATGTAAGCCACCCGAAGGGGCTCCGAAAGGAGCCCTTTCTTTTTGGAGAATGCAGTGGGCTACCAGTCACCTATCTTTGCCCTGGACGTCAATGTCACGGGCGTCAACATCGTTACGGGAGCGGCCTCGGCCAGTTCGCCCATCCCCAACAACTCCGCTGGTGTCGTGGCTCGCTATGTGCGCGTCATGGCGACAGCGAACGCCCATGTCCGGGTAGGCAAGACCACGGCCACCGCAGTGGCTACGGACATGCTTATTACGCCGACTGAGGCAGTGATCTTAAACGTATCCGGTGCCGATACCATCGCTGCGATTCAGGACTTGGCCGCTGGTGTGGTCAATGTGGTCCCTCTCGAATGGGGTTGATAACCAGGGCGCATGTGTCGGGCGATGACCTGACACTCAATCGCCTACAGGACGTTGAGCCAATCCTCAATCGCGTTGCCGCCATGCGTTCCGTTGGGGACGTTGGCACGAGTGAGATGAAGATCGCGGGCATCGTCCCGAATGTCTTCATCGAGGACTATTGCACGCGTGCTGGCATCAGTGTGCATGACTTCATGGTCAACGATGAGCATTGCCGCCGATTCCTGAACGATCCGGCTCTGGCAGCCTTCCGCGTGTGGCAGGGGAAAGTCTAAGTGATCTCCGACTACAGCACCTTACAGAGTGCGGTAGCCCGCTGGCTAGCCCGTGCTGACCTTACGGCATCCATCCCCGACTTCATCCAGCTTGCCGAAACGCGGATGAACTTCGACCTGAAGCTGTCTCCGCAGCAGGCCCAGGTCAGCGGCACGTCCTCGGGCGGAATCATCACGCCGCCGAACGGATGTAGGCAGATCCAATCCCTTCTCATCTCTCTGGATGGCGTGCAGCGGGCGATCTATCCGGTCCCGGTCGAGCAGGGCACTAACGCCAACCTCATCGTCCTGCCCATCGGCTACACGATGATTAATGGGGTCATCAATCTCATAGGATCGACGGACACTGACTATGTTCTGACGTACTACACGGGCATTCCATCGCTAGGCTCCGATCCCGGATCGTTGCAGAACTGGCTCATCTTGGCCGCCCCGAACATGTACCTGTACGCCACGCTTCTGGAGGCTTCAGTCTTTCTTCGCGACGACCAGAGGACGGCCTTGTTTGGTCAGGGCTATACCACCGCCCTGGCAGCGATGCAGAAACAAGATGAAATGCTCCGGTATGGACCGTCGCCCCGTCCCCGCGTTGACTTCATCACGCCATGAGTTCAACGGAATACATCGGCTTCGGTCCCGATCTAGACCCGGCTACTCCGGGCGTGATCGTGGATTGCGACCAGTTCGTCCCCTCCACCCAGGGCATGACAGCCGCCCTAACACCCGTGGACGCTGGTTTTGCGGCACTGGATAGTGCATGCAAGGGGGCCTATGTCGGGACGCTTCTGGACGGCAGCAAGCGCATCGTGGCTGGCACCACGGCCAAGCTCTACGACATCGCCGGCGGTGCTTGGGTAGATCGCAGCAAGGTTGGCGGATATACGGGCGTCGCACCGTGGCGTTTCACCATGTTTGGCAACAACGTCATGGCGACGGCCAGGAATGGCCGAATCCAGCAGGCTGCGCCCTCGGGAAGTTTTGCTGACGTAGCGACTTCGCCTAGCGCAGGCATTATCTGTTCCGCCGCAGGATTCGCCCTCGCCTTCAACGTGGCCGATCTAGACGGCAGCTTTGGCGATCAGCCGGACGGCTGGTGGTGCTCGGCCCTGTTCAATCAAGCCTCGTGGACGCCCTCTGTAACGACGCAGGCGGCCAACGGAAGGCTGGTCACGGCTCCGGGTCCCATTACGGCAGCTCGCGAGCTAGGCGACACGGTAGTGGCTTACAAGGCCAACTCCATGTTCCTTGGCAGTTATCAGGGTCCGCCGCTTATCTGGTCGTGGCAGCGTATTCCCGGCGATATCGGCTGCTCGGGTCAAGAGGCGGTCGTGGTCGTCGGGGCGAGCCATTTCTTCGTGGGGCCGAATGACTTCTATGTCTATGACGGCACGATTCCTCGCTCGATAGGCGCACCGATCCGCGAATGGTTCTTTACCAATCTCAACGGATCGCAGAGGGCCAATATAAAGGGCGGGGCCGACCTTACCCGAGACCTCGTTTACTGGTATTTCCCAAGCACGGCATCGACCGGCATTTGCGATATGTGCATCGTCTACAACATCCGCACGAACAAATGGGGCAAGTTTGCTCGATCCATCGAGGCCGTTATCCAGTACTCCTCGGGCAATGTCACCTACGACGGCCTTGGCACGCTTTACAGCACTTACGACACGCTTCCTAACATCAGCTACGACTCGCCGTTCTGGATCAGCGATAACACCGTTCCTGGCGTCATCCTTCCAGACCACAAACTTTATAGCCTGACCGGCGTTCCTGGCGCTTCGTACATGATCTCGGGCGACATGGGCGACGAAACGAACTTCTCCCTTTTTCGACGTTATACACCTCGCTATCGGACATTCAACAACAGCGCCACGGCGACTAACTTTTACCGATACGACCTGGGAACAACGCCCATTCAGGACGTGACGATTGCTCAGGCGAACAGGCGATTCGATTTCCATCGAGACGCCCGATGGCACCGCATCCGTATGGACTGGATGGGTACGGTAACCCTTAACGGCGGCTCGCCAGACATCATGCCGACGACGCCAGAATGAGAATTGTCACCGACCCACGACTGCCCACTGAAAGCGGATTGCAGCAGGTGGGATTGAAGCTGACGAGCATCCTCCGGGACATCCTCAATCAGCTAAATAACCTGACCGAGGGAAGGATTTCGGCGGTAACCAATGCCCAGGCGGTGGTTCCGGCAGCAGGAACGAACTCACAGGGCGATTTCGTCCGTAATTCCACGCCTACCGAACTAGGTACGGCGGGTTCTCGATACACCATTCAGGGCTGGTCATGTGTCGCTTCCGGGTCGCCCGGAACGTGGGTCCAAGTCCGCGCCCTTACAGGTAACTAATGCTCCCTTCGATCTCCGGGGTCACGTCTGATGGCGTGATCGAGTACACGCACGTCCCGAATATTCGCCAGATCTTTCCGGTTATCCGTCCTGGTATTGAAAAGATCATCGCAACTAATCGAGAGCCTTACGTCCCTGAGGATGTATATGCCGCCCTCGTGTGTGGCGGCGCATCGCTCTACGTCGGATATCGGGAGGGTGCTTACGCCGGGTTCGCTGTGCTTCGCCAGATGGCATTCGATTTCGATATCTCGCCCGTCCTGAATATCTGGCTTGGCTACTCCGTAGACAGGGCTCAAGGCGCTTTCGGGATCGAAGTAGCCAAAGCCGTCGCAGCCGCAGCGGGCATTGAACGAATCGTGTTTTCCAGTCCGCAAAAGGGCTGGGCTCAAGCGCACGCCGATGAAATAACCACTTGGTATGAGGTCCGATAATGGGCGGCAGCGACGCACCTAAGAATACGACGACGACGACCGTTAATCAGGTCCCGGCGTGGCTCCAGGCCGACTACACGCAGTTCATCAATCAGACGAACGCGGCGAATGCCAAGCCCTACCAGTCCTACGGCGGCCAACTCAACGCCGCTCCGACGAGCCAGCAGCAGTACGCGGGCAACCTAGCGCAAATGGGTGCGGGGTATAACCTCCCAGGCCAGGCGCAGCAGCTACAGGACGTAGCGGCAGTCACGAATGGCCAATTCAACGTCACTCCGACGACGAATCCATATCTCGGCCAGACCACGAACGTTGGCACGAACCCGTATGCGGGACAGAACAAATATCTGGACGCCATGGTGGCGAACAGCAACCAGAACATCACGGATGCCTACAACCAGAACGCCGTTCCTGCTCTGGCGGCACAGTTCGCCCAAGGCGGGGCGTTTGGCGGCTCGGCGATGCAGCAGGCCGGACAGCAATCCCAGGACACGCTAGCTAAGAATCTGGCCCAGTCCACGGACAACCTGCGTTATCAGGACTACACGTCCCAGCAGGGCCTTGCAGAGGATGCACTTAATCGTTCCGTGGCAGCCCAGCAGACGGATCTTGCGCGCAACTCGGCCCTATCTCAGCAGCAATTCCAGAACCAGCTATCCGCCTCCCAGCAGAACGCCGCGAATGTCCTTAATGGCTCGCAGGGCATGAATGCGATCAATGCGATCCAGCAACAATATCTGAATCAGCTCTCCGGTTACGGCCAGACTCAGCAGGACTACGCTCAGGGCAATATCGATCAGGCTTACAACGATTGGTACATGCAGAATTATGGCTACGACCAGCAGAAGTTGAACAACTACGGGAACGCGCTTAATTCGATCTCGGGCAACTTCCAGGGCTCGGCCACGACAGGCGCAAATCCCGCTTACAAGCCAAAGACTGCGGGCGGGGCAGCCACAGCAGCCCTAGGTGGTGCTGCTACGGGCGCTGCTGTTGGTAGCGTCGTCCCTGTCATCGGTACAGGCATTGGCGCTATTGGCGGCGCAATCGTCGGTGCTGGCGCTTATTACCTCTAAGGATTACGCATGGCAACTTTCGATTTCCTTGGCGGCTCACCAGTCGCCCCGCAGGGCTATAACCCTCAAGCTATGCAGGCATACGCCCCAGCATTTAACACCGGCCAGCCTCAGGGTATGGACTATTCACAAGTCCTTGGGGGAGGGCAGGCATCCCCAGCTACGCAGGGCCTGGATTTCTCCAAGATAGGCCAATGGGCATTGAATCAACCAGGGAGCAATAGTGGCGGCTATGCGCAGGCTCTTGCCGGACTCGCGAATCAAGCGCAACAGCAGCCTATCCAACAGGGGCAACTTAGCCCTATGTTGCAGGGTGGTCGAGCGGGCCATGCGCTCGGACAGGTGCAGCAGGGCGCAGCAGGATACATCGGGTCGGGAAACCCGGCGATGCCCATTAATCTACCTGTCGGCCTTCTCGGCCAGCGTAGGGGGTCCTAATGCCGTGGTATGACAGTCTTTTCCCTGGGTCGGGCAGCGCAGGCGGACTCTCTGATGAAGATAAGCAAAAGCTTGCCAATAGCGGATTGTTGCAAGCCGGGCTGCAAATACTAGGAAACAATTCAACTCCTGGCGTTACGCCTGGACAGGCTCTATCGAGCGGCCTGCTGGGTGGACTTAATTCAGTTCAGCAGGGGTCGCAGTCGCTTATCAAACAGCGCGGCGAACTGGCTAACCAGCAGTTCCAGCAGGCTCAGCAAGCCGATCAAATGGATCAGATGCAGCGTCGCCGCGCGATTCAGGATCTTGCCTTGCAGTTCAAGAAGCCGGACGGCACGTTCGACATGCCTGGATATCAGCAGGCGCTTGCTCAGCAGGACCCGCAGGCAGCGATGGAATTGCACCAAAACGAGTTAAGGGGTCAGGTGCTTCAGGCTCAGGCACAAAAGTACACTGCTGATGCCAGGGCTAAGGCAACGCGTGAAATCAACTCTGGTGGAAACGTCGTTACGCAAGAGCAGCAGGACGATGGCACTTGGAAGACGATTGCCACGGCTCCGCGCTGGCAGCCTGGTGCTGGAGCATCAGGGTCCTCGGCTCTTGCCCAGCAAATCGCACTCCTTAAGCAATACGGTGCTACGGACGAAGATATCCGAGCGAAACTTGGCCTTGGCACTGCCAGCGGTGCAGCTAATCCAAATGTTGTCGGCCCTGATGCCATGAATGGCTTGTCGCCGCAGGATAAAGCTACCGTTCAGGCTATTGTTGATGGCCGATATCCAGTCCCTACTGGAAAGCAGGCGATGGACCCCAAATGGCAAAGCCTGATATCCGTAGCTAACCAAGTAGACCCAACGCTTGATGCTGGAAGCTACAAGTCACGCGCGGCGGCTCGGCAGGCTTTCACCTCTGGCAAGCTAGGTGAGCAGGTCAAGGCCCTCAATACGCTGGCCGGTCATTTAGCGACGCTGAATGACTCTCTCGATAAGCTAGACAACAGCGATATCGGCATCCTGAATAAGGGTTACAACCTGACCGCTGGTCTTGGCAATAGCTCCCGCGCATCGGCTCTAGGAACCTACAACACGTCAGCCAAGGCAGTGGGTGATGAAGCGGCAAAGGTATTCGCTGGCGGCCAGAGCGCACTGGGCGACCGCCAGGAGATCGCTCACGGTCTTGACCCAAGCCAGCCGAATGCGGCCCTTCGTTCTACTTTGCAGACTTACGCCGAACTCGTACAGAGTCGCCTGTCGGCCCTACAGGATCAGGCGGGGCAGTCCCTCGGTTACGGCTCCAAGAGCTTGCAGATCGTCACTCCAAAGGCGCAGGAGACGTTCCGTAAGCTTTCCGGTGGGCAGGGTGCGCAGCTTTCCTCGCCGATCACTGTCCAGTCCGCCAATAACGCCTCTGACCCTCTCGGTATCCGCTAAATGACGATCCTTGATGACATTCGCGCGCAGAATCCTGGCGCTTACGATGACATGTCAGACGGTCAACTTGCATCTGCTTTCCGCAAGAAATACTACGCGGATATGCCCGCGCCTGATTTCTACCGAAAGGCCGGGCTTCAACATCTTGTGGGGCTTACGGATAAGCCGGTAACGGGTGTTAGCGATTCCTCGCTAGACAATTTCAGGGCCGGTGCAGGAAAGGCTTTCTCAGACACGTTGAGCGGGTTGAATCAGCTAGGAAATCGCGTAGCCAGTCTTCAGTCGTTTGGCCTTGATCCGGGCATTGAGGCGTCCTATGCGCAGATGAAATCCGATCAGGCGGACACAAACGCCCAGGACAAGCCACTTCTTCAAACGAAGGCCGGTCTAGGCGGAAACATAGCGGGTTATGCTTCGCAAATCCTGGCCCCTGCTGGGGCCTTGGGTATTGCCGGACGAGGCGCGGCCTTGGGTGGCGCATTGTTGCCTACGACCGTTACTGGCGCAGCGAAGCAAGGCGCTCTCCTAGGTCTTGCGCAGCCTCTTGGGGGTGATCAAGGAGAGAGCTCTCGCTTACTCAACGCCGGTATCGGTGCGGGTACGGGCGCTCTCGGGGCGGCAGTTCCTCGGGCTATCGGTGCGGGCGTTCGTGGAGCCAAGGGACTGCTCGCCCCGTTCTTCGAAAGCGGGCAGAACGGCATCGTGGCCGACGCCCTGAGCCGGTTCGGTGGTGATGCAGCGCTTAACGCTAGGCCGTCCTCAGTTCCAGGGGTTCAGGCTACGCTTGCCGAACAGACTGGGGATGCGGGTCTGGCTCAGTTGCAGCGATCAGTCATGGATAGCGATCCGGCGATTGCCCGGCAGTTCGCGGACCTTCGCAATGCAAATAATGGAGCTCGTCTCGGTCTTCTTCAGGGAATTGCCGGCGATGACAGTACGCTTGCCGCCGCAAAGGCATCCCGTGCTACCGCAGCTAATCAGCTCTATTCGCAGGCCGTCACGGATGCTCCAATCCAGCCGAGCGCCGATCTCGTCAAGCTTGCCCAGCGGCCCTCGATGCAGAAAGCCATCGACATGGCAAAGGGACTGGCCGCCGAGAACGATCAGGATATTGGCGACGCGCTGAGCTCGACCCAGGGCCTGCATTACGTCAAGCTGGCCCTGGACAACCTCGCCAACGTTGCTGGCAAGCCTGGATTTGAGAACGTATCCAAGGGATCGGTCAAGGCCACCCAGAACGACCTGATCAACGAGATTGGCAAGGTTGCTCCGGACTACCTGGCGGCCAAGGATGCCTACAAGGCCGCCAGTGGACCGATCAATCAGCAGCAGATCCTTCAGGGATTGCTCGGCAAGGCCACGACCAACACCGAGGATGCTATAGGCAATCAGGTCATGCAGCCTGCGCGATTTGCCAACAACGCGGCCAATCTCGATGCGCTGGCTCAGAAGGTGACGGGGCAGAAGGGCGCGACAGCGGCAAGCATCCTCACCCCGGCACAGCAGGACACGCTGGGGCTTCTGGGTAGCGACCTCAGCCGCCAGGCCGTTGCGGATTCGGTTGGCAAGAGCGCGGGTTCCAACACGGTCCAGAACCTCGCCAGTCAATCGCTACTGGGCGACGTGACGCGCGGGGCAGGGTTGCCGGGGCTGGCTAATAGCGGACTTCTGGGGCGCGTGGTGAGGCCGGTGGACGCGGCCTACAAGTTGTTCGGCATTCCCGACCAGCTCAAGGAAAAGCTGGCTCAGGTCATGCTCAATCCGAACACGCCCGAATCGCAGGCCATCCTCGCGAAGATTCCGAAGACCCTGCGTCCGACCATCGAATCACAGCTCGGTCCCATCTTTGGGACGGTAGGCCAATCGACCCGTCTCGGTATCAGTCAGTAACCGACGCTTCAGGGGCCCATCGGGCATCCAGCGACGCACACCCAGAGCCACTAATCGCCCCGTCCCGAACAGGACGATGGCGAACACCGGCACGACGACAAAACTCATGGCAAGGCGTGCACCCCACGCCTGAGGATCAAACATGCCCGTACCCTCTTCAATGAAAGACCTTTCGACCCTCGCGGCGTCGAATAGTCCCGCTGGTTCCGATGCAATTGGCAACAGCCTGGATGACTATCTACGTTCGGGCTTTGCAATTACCCGTAGCACGAATGCCGTGTCGTCCGCAAGCATTGTAGCCGGTTCTACGGTGGACTTGGGGTCGTCAGACGGAGAGGCCGTGACCGTCACTGGGTCTGCCACGATCACCAGTCTTGGAACCGTGATTCCGGGACTTAAGCGGGAAGTGACCTTTACGGGGGCATGCACCCTCACCAATTCCACGTCTATTGTGCTTCCCCGTGGGGCGAATTATATAACTTCGGCGGGAGATATCCTTCAGTTTCGCTCACTAGGCTCTGGCAACTGGGCGCTGGTCGGCGTCACCAAAGACACGGGAGCCCTTCCGCTAACGGGCGGGACGATCACGGGGGCCATGAATGTATCTCCGACCTCCGGATCACCCACCGTTAGCCTTAATAAGGTTGCCGGATCCAACCAAAACCTTGTAGTTGGCACTACGGCTGGCGTTACTCGATGGGCCCTCGTCCTTGGTGACGCAACGACAGAAAGCGGGAGCAATGCAGGGAGCAATGCATCATTAGTCAGGTATACGGATGCAGGCGCTCCAATCGATACGGTCGCGTCATTCAATCGCGCCACAGGCGTTATATCCACCTCGCAGCCGCCATCCCTCCCCGGCGTTAATTTGTCTTCCGGATCATTCACGGGTACGACGGCCACAGTTTTACAGTCAAGTGCGGCATCTGGCGGATCGATCAACTTGCGTCCCAATGTGGGATCTTCCACTGGCCAATTGTCCATTGACGCCAGCGGCAATGTAACTACCTCTGGAAATTATGTTGGCTCGGGAAGCATAACCGGAGTAACTGTCTTTGCTTCATCTACCACATCATTAGTATTGGCTGCCGCTTCAGGCGGCCAGATCTTACTTCGGCCGAATGGTACTGGCTCTACCTCGGGTCAGGCGGTCATGGATTCCAATGGGAATGTAACGCTCAATGCGGCGAATTTTGCCGGGCTCAGTGTGCATCACATCGATTTCCAGGGTGGTAAGCGGCTTTCAACGCTCATTCTTCAGACGACTGCACCGGGCGCAATCGCTGACGGTCAGTTCGTCATGGTGTACTGATATGCCCAATATCTACTACGGCGACGGCTCAACTATTCGCACCATCAAGCAGATTTGGTAC